CTGGTGGTAGAAAATTTGATGGTGGTAAACTAGAATATGGTTTGCTACCTCCACTTGCATTGAAAGCCACTGTAGAGATTTTAACATTCGGTGCTCAGAAATATGAACGTGACAACTGGAAGGTTGTGCCTGATTCTAAACGTAGGTACTTTGATGCAATGCAAAGACATTTATGGGCATGGAAAGAGGGAGAACAAGACGATCCCGAAACTGGTAAGAACCATTTGGCACATGCAATGTGCTGCCTAATGTTCTTGTATGAGCATGATGTAAAATATTCAAAGGAAACTGTATGATAAAAATGCTTGTGACTTTTATTGCTTTGTTTGTTATTTGTTTTTGCGGTATTGAGATATTTCGTAAATTGAGTGGACAAGAGAAGTGGGAAGTTGTTAAGACGGTTTCTTACAGCGTTGCCATTTCTTTGTTTGTTATTGTTATGTTGACTGTTCTTGTTGTTTTATTTTAAGGATTGAAAATGAAAAGCGTTTTGAAAATTGGTTTGGCTGTTGCTGTTGTTGCTCTTGCCACTGGCTGCACTCGTATTGAAACTGGTGAGGTAGGTGTGCGTGTTGGCTTCGACAAGCAAGTTCAAAGTGGTGAGTTGCTCCCAGGATCTTTTAACCAAGTGTTGATCGGTGATGTGTTGACATTCCCAATCAAAGACGTCAACGTGCAGTTGAACGATATGACACCAGTAGCTAAAGATAACTCTACAATGAAAGAGTTGGACGCTGTTGTTGTTTATAACATTAACCCACAAAGTGTTGCGGAGCTATACTCAACAAAGAACAAAGCATTCCATGCAGAGTTTAGAGGCGACACCTACGTAATGTACAACTACATTGTGCAGAATGCTCGTAATGCCATTTACAAAGCTGCTCGTAAATATGAAGCACTGGATATGGCAGACAATCGTGGTGAGATGGAAAAGTATATTCAAGATGAGATTGTTCGCAACCTCGCTGAAGAAAAACTTGATGGTACCATTATGATTAGCCAAGTGTTGATTCGTAACGTGGTACCAGCTGACACCGTTGTTGAAAGTGCCAATGCCTTGGTTCGCAGTAAGAACGAACTGAAACAGAAAGAAGTTGAAGTGAAGACCGCTGAAGCTGAATCTCGTCGTATGGCTGCTCTTGCAAACAACTCTGGCAGTTCTATTGCCTTTATGAATGCGCAAGCTGCGTTGAATATCTCTGAGGGTATTAAGAATGGTAAAGTCCAGACTATTGTTGTTCCAAGCAATATGACTGGCTTGATGATTGGAAAATAAATTTGACATACCCCCATTTTGGGGGTATACTTGTTATACATATTGTTATGTACTTTGATTGGAGAAATCGTAAATGAAACTAAGTAAAGAAACCCTTGGACTATTGAAAAATTATTCGTCCATTAACAGCCACCTCTTGTTTAAAGAGGGTAATAAACTTGCTACTATCTCTGCACAGAAAAACGTGATGGCGTCCGCCACCGTTGCAGAACACTTTGATAAAGACTTCGCCATCTACGACCTAGTAGAGTTCCTCGGTGCTTTGTCTTTGTTCGAAGATCCAGACTTGACGTTTAGCGAGAAGTACGTCACCATTAAAGATGGTAAGAACAGCATCAAGTATTACGCAGCTGATGCATCTAACATCACTGCACCACCAGCAAAACAAATCGCACTTCCTTCTGAAGATGTGACATTCCACCTAAGCGCAGCAACCTTCCAGTTGATTCAGCGTACAGCTTCTGTTCTTCATTCTTCTGACGTATCTATCGTTGGTGATGGTTCCGATATGAAGATTGTTGTTGGTGACAAGAAGAATGCGTCTTCAAACTGCTACGAGTCTGTAGTTGGTTCCACCGATAAAACTTTCAAAGTAAACCTGAAGGTTGAAAACTTGAAGATGATTGCAGGTGACTATGATGTTGCTGTATCTTCAAAGAAGATCTCTCGCTTTAAAGCAACTGGTAATGGCGACTTGACATACTTCGTTGCAGTTGAGGCTGACACTTCTTTCGAATAAATTTATTATCTTTGTGAGGTTTATATTATGAGTGAGCACTACTTGTGGGTAGAGAAGTATCGTCCACAGACGATTGATGAATGCGTATTACCAGAGGCGATGAAGAAAACCTTTAAAGGTTTCATTGCTTCTGGTGAACTGCCAACATTCTTATTTACTGGTACAGCTGGTGTAGGTAAGACCACTGTTGCCAAAGCACTCTGCAATGAAGTCGGTGCAGAGTTTATTATGATTAACGGTTCGGACGAAGGTCGTTCGATTGATGTTATTCGAACAACGATTAAAGCATTCGCCTCAACTATCTCTTTGACTGATGCTAAGAAAGTTATCATCGTTGACGAGGCAGACTATATGAATGCCGATTCAGTTCAACCTGCTCTACGTTCGCTTATCGAAGAGTTCAGTAATAACTGCCGTTTCATCTTTACATGTAACTTCAAACATCGTATCATTGAACCACTCCACAGTCGTTGCGCTGTTGTGGACTTCAAGATCGATAACGCAGATAAACCAAAGATCGCTGCTACGTTCTTCAAACGTGCAACTGAGATCCTCAAAGCAGAGGGTGTTGAGTTTGATCAGAAGGTTGTTGCCGAGTTAGTCACCAAACATTTCCCTGATTATCGTCGTATCCTTGGCGAGCTTCAGCGTTATTCTGTATCTGGTAAGATCGACTCTGGTATTCTTTTAAACCTAAGTGACGAAACCTTCCGTGAGTTGGTTGAGTATCTCAAAGGTAAGAAGTATCCAGAAGTGCGTAAGTGGGTCGGTAAGAACGCAGACTTGGGTACTGCTCACATCTTCCGTGAGATGTATGATAAATCCACTGATGTAATCGATCAGGGTTCCATTCCTCAGATGGTTGTAACTCTTGCAGACTATCAATATAAAGCTGCATTCGTTGCTGACCAAGAACTAAATATCATGGCTGCTCTGACAGAGATCATGGTACAATGTAAGTTTAAGTGAGGATGATATGGAATTTTCAGAATTTATTGGTTACTTTTTAGTCTTCATTCTTGGGGTTGTGGTCGGCTGGATTCAGCGTGAACGTGTAGCCATAAATCGGGTAGAGACTTTACTTAAACATTTTGACGATATCCCACATGGCGAAGAAGTTGGCGATGATCGAGATGACTACATTAGAATTAATGTAGAGAAACATAATGGCGTAATTTTTCTTTATAATGCTGAGACCAATGAGTTCGTTGGGCAAGGTAGTACCAAAGAAGAAATTAAGGGTGCATTAAAACGTAAGTATCCAGGTGGCAGGTTTGCTGTAGAAGAAGAAGGCATTGCCCATCTTGAAAGTTTATCATGAGAAGCCCATTTGAATACATAAAAGCTGTCACAGAAACAAAGGAGAATCTATTCACCAGTGACCCTTTGGCGACCAAGGAATATAATGCCTTCATCGTCAACAGAGGTCTTTCATACTACATGGATACAGTGATGTATGCCAATGAGATGAACCGTCTTCACCACATTCCAAAAGAATGGCAATTTCAGTTTTTGCTAAATAGTATTAGTCGGAAAAAGCGTTGGTCCAAGTGGAACGAAAAAGCCACCAAAGACAAACAGCTTACTCTGGTAAAGGAATACTTCGGCTATTCCAATGAAAAGGCGAAAGTTGCTATGTCTATTCTTAGCGATGAACAACTGAAACAAATAGAAGAAAAACTATATAAAGGTGGAAGACGATGACTGTTGAAATGATTTATTACGACTGGACTCCAGAGTCTATGTTGGAAGTGCTCTTACCAGAGCCAGATAACTTTTTAAAGGTTAGAGAAACTCTAACACGTATTGGTATTGCATCCCGCAAGGATAAGAAGCTATATCAATCATGCCATATCCTACATAAACAGGGACGATACTTTATTGTCCACTTCAAAGAACTGTTTGCGTTAGATGGCAAAGAATCCAATATTACCGCAAACGATGTAGAACGTCGTAACACTATTGCTGGTCTCTTGCAAGATTGGGGATTGTTAAAGATCCTCCATAACGAACGAGCAGACCAAAAAGCATCCTTGTCCCAAATTAAAGTTGTTTCTCATAAAGAGAAAAATGAATGGGAGTTGGTGCCTAAATACAATATTGGTAAGAAGAAGTAATGAAAATCATTATATATAAATAATGATATCATTTAGAGGTTACCGCAAGTCGTTTTGCTAAGTAGTTAACTACCGTCTTGGTAGTTTTAACAGGAGACGATTATGTGGACTAAACCAGAAGCAACTGATATGCGTTTTGGATTTGAAATCACAATGTACGTGATGAATCGATAAGTCCCACTCGGGATGGGAAAATAGGTCTCCCCTACCTTAGGAGCGTACTAAAACGGACAGACGATACTGTCGCTGGAGGAACGTAACCAGTACTTTACCGATACGCCTTCGGGGTATCATTTTTAAACTCGCTTAATAGGAGAATATGAAATGACTAAGTTCATTCCAGATAATATGTTGCACCCTCAGTTCAAAGACTTCGACAAATTCTTTGTCGGGTTTGACGAACAATTTAATCGCATGGCAAAGTTCCATGACGACTTCACCAAAAATATCCCCAACTATCCACCATACAACATCAAGAAGACTGACGAGAACAAGTACGTCATCGAGATGGCAGTAGCTGGTTTTGCAAAGCATGAGATTGAAGTTGAGTTTGATCAAGACAAACTTATCGTCAAAGGTAATGCTTCCGAAGACAAAGAAGCAAAGGAATGGTTGTATCAGGGTATCGCTGCTCGCAACTTCACTCGCACGTTTGCATTGAACGACCAAGTCGAAATCAATGGTGCTGAGTTAATCAACGGTATGTTGAAGATTGCACTTGAGCGCATCATCCCAGATTCTAGGAAGCCAAAGAAAATTGATATCACTGAGAATGGTACCAAGACTTCCACAAAGCAAATGCTAACGGAGGACGAGTATGATAAAGCTGCTGAACGTCTTTAAAAATATTGTCCTTGGTTTAGGTGAAGGTATCCAAGCATTCAGAAATTACAAGGTAGGTAAAGTAAAATGAATAATTGGATCCCAATGACAGATGACGATGTTGAATGGGTAAACGGCAAAAAGCCAGAGCCTACTCCAACGACGCCATAATAAAAACAGGCGGAAGTAATTCCACCTTCATCAAGTTACTAAATAGATTGATGAAA